ATCTTGCTTCGACCTCCAAAGAAAAGCGCGTTGGCCTGCGTGATGAGGGGCAACTGTCTTTGTCGATGCACTACAACCCCGATGACATTGTGCATCAAGGGTTGAGAAGCGATCGCGCTGATCGCACTCGTCGTCAATTCAAGATCACCTTCACCGACACGACGCCTGCTGCGACCTGGACCTTTTATGGCTATGTGACGCAGTTCAGTGTGCAAGGTGGCGTGGATGCGGTGGTCGAGGCCAGCGTCACGATCGAGATCGATGGCGATATCACGGAGGCTTGATTGCGATGAAACCAACGAACTTACTCACCAAAGCAGCCATCTTGGCCGCCCATGATTTGCCAAGCGAAACCGTTCCCGTTCCTGAGTGGGGAGGTGATGTGCTTGTGCGCACCATGAGCGGTACAGATCGTGACACCTTTGAGGCAAGCCTTCTTGACAAGGACAGCCGTATGCAAAACGTGCGCGCTCGGCTGGTTGCGCTCTCCTTGTGTGATGCAAGTGGTGCGCGACTTTTTGAAGACAGTGAAATCGCGGCCCTGGGTCTCAAGAGCGCTCGCGCGCTGGATCGTGTTTTTTCAGTGGCACAACGCTTAAACGGTATTGGCGCCGAGCAGGCAACTGCAGTAAAAAAAACCTAAAGGCCAACCCCACCCGACGCTTTGTCTTTCGCTTGGCGCTAGCGCTGGGCATGCCAGTGCGCGAGTTGCTCGCACGCATTGGATCTGACGAACTCACCGAGTGGATGGCCTTTTACCAACTGGAGCCTTTTGGCGAAATGAGAGCCGATTTGAGAAGTGGCGTCATTGCTTCGACCATTGCCAACGCCAACCGGGCCAAGCACGCCCATCCTTTCACGCCAGAAGACTTTATGCCCTTCATCGATCGCCACGCCAAGCAAAGCGCAGAGCTAAACGCTGACTCGCGCTCAAAAGACGCCAGCGTGAACGTTGCAAGATTTAAAGCCATGTTTGCGCACAGGATCAAGAAGCATGGCTGATCTCGGCTCCCTCGTTGTCAAGTTATCTGCCGAAACCTCTGAATTTCGCGCAGATCTGGGCCGCACGGCGCATTTGTTGAATCGCCATGCCAGCGACATGAAGGCCTCGCTTGAGCAAGTCGCCACTGTTGCTAAGACCGCTTTTGCGTTTGCCCTGGGCGCCGCGTCCATTGGCGCGTTGCGAGATTTCATCGATCGAACGATTGAGACAACCGCTGCATTGCAACAGTTGTCTGAGCAAACTGGTGCGAGCACCACGGCTTTGTCGGGTCTTGCCCCAGTCGCGATGATCTCTGGCACGGCCATGGAGACGATAGGCACCAATCTCTCCAAACTGGCCAAGGCGCTTGCTGGCGTGGATGACGAAGGGGCTGATGCGAGCAAGGCACTGCAGTTTCTGGGCATCACTGCCAAGGATTCTGGCGGCAATCTGCGCGATCCGGCTGAGGTGCTCAACGATGTGGCCTTGAAACTTGCCGAGTTCGAGGACGGTGCGGGTAAGACGGCGTTGGCCATGGACCTCTTTGGCAAATCGGGCGCGTCGATGCTGCCCTTTTTGAAGGACCTTGCAGAAAATCAAGATCTCAACATCAGACTGACCGCTCAGCAAATTGAAGAAGCTGACAAGGCATCCAAGGCCATGGCGCGCATGCGTGCAGAAAGCAGCTTCGTATCTCAGACCTTAGTTACGAGCGCCATCCCGGCAATGTCGGTTTTGGCCGAGGAATTCAAAAAACTTCTGCTTGGTACAGATAACGCAGCCCTTGGCATGAGCCGACTGCGCGATGATGGATCCCTTGCTCAGTGGGCAGAAAAAACAGCCTACGCTATTGCCGTGGTCATTGATGCTTTGCGAGGCATTGGGCACACCATCAAGTCAGTGATAGGCAGTTTTTCTGCGGTCTGGGCCGACATAGAGCTGACTGGAACGTTTTTGGCCGGTGGCAAGGGCTTGAATCCCTTTTCAGAGGAAAACCGTGCACGACTGCAGGCTGCGCTTGAGAAGCGAAATGCCATCGTCGCTCAAGCCAACCAAAACTATGTTGAATTGTGGAATATGCCTTTGCTGGCTGATGCGGTGACCCAGCGCTTTGCGCAAATGGCGCAATCTGCGCAGTCTGCACACAGTGACAAACAAAAGCGCCCCTCGCTGCCCTACAACACCGCGAGCGACGCTAACCGCGCAGAGGCGCTGGCAAAGATTGAGCGCGATGTCAAACGATTGCAGGATGCGCTGGATGTCGAGAGCGCCTTGCTCAAAGACCGTCAGCGAATCATTGACCTGTATGAGGGCCAAGGGGTTCTGAGCTTTCAAGAGGGAAGCGCTGCACGCATTGCCGCGCAAGAGGACTTCGTTGAGCACCTTCGCGCCAACATGGCTGAGGAAGAGGCGATCTTAAAGCGCGGTCTTGCCACCGTTGCCAAGACCACTCAAGAAAAGGCCAAACTCACAGCGCGGCTCGAAGAGGTGATGTCTAGACGTGCTGCGCTGGAGCGTGAGGTGCAGATGGCAGGCCTTGAGCGCAACATTCGCCAGCCTGGTGAGACATTCAAGACCACGCTTGCTGACATTGAGCAGCGATCCAAGTCGCTGCAAGCGCTTGCAGATGATGAGGCGGCGATGATGCACAGCCGTCAGCGGGTCATTGACCTGTACCAAGAGCAGGGCTACTTGCGCTTTAAAGAAGCATCGGATTTGCGCATCAACGCGCAGCAGGAGTATTTGCAGCGCACGCGTGCACTGTTTGAAGAGGAAGAGACGCTACTGAGCACAGAGCTTGAAACGGTCGCCAAAACCGCCGATCAGCGTCGCCAGATTGAAGAGCGCCTGGCCACCTTAGCGGCCAAGCGTCAGCGCATGGAGCGTGAGGCGGCCCAAGTCACGCTAGAGCGCGCGATCCGCAGTCCGTTTGAAGCCCTGCGTGACATACAAGAGCGAGCAGCGCGCGCCGAGTCCGAATTCAAGACCCGCGAGCAGCAGGTAAGACTGCTTCGCGAGACGGGTGCGATGGGCGAGCTTGAATCTTTGAAAGCGTTGGGCGCAGCGCGAGAAGAAAGTGCGCGGCAACTTGAGCAGTTAGCCGCTGAGGCCCGTGTGGTGGCAGAGTCTGCGCCTGGCAATGAACGGTTTGCTGATGCCATGCGTCAAATTGCTGAAGCCGCTCGCGCTGCTGCTGAAAGTGCCAAGGAACTGGGGCAGCGCGCCAAGGAGGTGGCCGAGCCCTTTACGGCTGGGTTTCAAAAGGGCTTGAAAAACTTTATCGAAGATGCCCAAGCCATGGGCAAGCAAATCGAGTCCATCACCACACGCGCATTCAATGGCATGACCGATGCGCTGGCTCAGTTTGTGATGACGGGAAAGCTTGACTTCAAAAGTTTGGCCGACTCCATCATCAGCGATCTGATCCGCATACAGATTCAACGAATCATCACGCTGCCCCTGGCAAGCGCCGTCTCGGGCCTGTTTGCCACTCCTACGCCTGCTGCCCCCACTTCGGGGAGTATTTCCGTTGCACACACAGGTGGTGTCATTGGCGCAGATGCTCTGGTACAGCGTGAGCTGCCGCGATATCACTCGGGAGGTATCGCAGGTGTGAACGAAGTGCCAGCCATATTACAGCGTGGCGAAGGCGTCTTCACGCGTGGACAAATGGAGGCCATAGGCGCGGGACTTTCGCGAGCTGACGTTAATGTAGAGGTAAACGTCATCAATAACGCCAGCGGGGTCCAAGCCCGCGTTGAGCATCAACAACAGCCCGATGGCAGCACGCGCCTGGATGTGATCGTCGAACAAATGGAAGCACGCATGGCGCGTTCAATTTCCCAAGGCGCAGGCTTGGCTCCAACACTTGAGCGACGCTATGGGCTCAATCCTGCAGCAGGAGCAGTGAGATGAATGTTCAGTGGCCCAAGAACTTGCCGCTGCCCTCCCTCGAGGGCTATGGCCTCAGCCCTCAGGACGCGGTGCTGCGCACCGACATGGAGTCAGGGCCCGCTCGCCAGCGCCGACGTTTTCGACAAACGCCCACGCGCATTACCGTGCGTTGGCTATTTACGGCTTATGAGTTTGCGCTCTTTGAAGCTTGGTACAAGTTCCACGCTGACGAGGGAGGTCAGTGGTTTGAGATCACCTTGCTTGGTGGGCTGGGACTTTTGCCGCATGAGGCGCGGTTTACCCGTCAATTTGAAGCCAGTTTGGTGGCGGGAGTATTTTGGGAAGTCAGGAGCGAGCTTGAGGTGCGCGAGCGCCCCACGCTGGATGAAGGTGCGCTCAACCTACTTTTAGAGCTCAATGCCGAGGATATTTTTTGGATGGGTCAAGAACTCCATCCATTGGTTCATCAAACCTTACCTTCACAGCTACCAGTAGCTGTGACCATTTAGAGGACAGCCATGAGTCTACAAACCGATCTTCATAACGCAGTTGCACAAGTCGTCACCGACAGTACGCTATTGCATAACGTCATACACGGGACATCCACACAAACAGTAACAACCGTAGGTGGTGCGGTAAGTTCTGTGGCCAAGCTGATTCATGATGCCGATGATCGCATCAACGTGGCAGCTGAGGGGATCCTTGCACAGAGTCAGGCACAAGCGCAGCAAGCACTGTTGTCTGCAGAGTTGGCCGCAGAGGAGGCCGATCGAGCACAACAAGCAGCCACGCAAGGCGTGACAAGCACCACTGTTATTCTTCAACAAGTTCAAGCCAGTGGCAATCAAATACTGGTTGACGCCGAATCGGTTTTGCAGCAGGTGGTCAGTCGCTTACAGGCCGTTGGCATCCCCGATATGTTGAGCGGTGCACACGGCATGCTCTTGAAGGTCAAGGCTGATGAGTCTGGTTATGAGTTGGTCAATACAGTTGCATTGCCTCGATTTTTTGGATTTGCACTTTCAAGCGATGGTTCAGAATTGTTACTCACGCAAGGCAGGGAAGATGCCTTTGATGTCACTTCCTACGCATCTTGGATGGTTGGTGAGGGCCTGACTTTTTCTATTCAGCGAAATGGTTTGGAGATGGCGCTATGAGTATGGCCATAGAGACCCTGGGCTATCGCTGGAGAGGCATCTACTCACCCTACCTTGCATATCAGGAGCGCGACGTCGTATTCAAGGACGGTGGTGCATATGTCATTCGTGGCAACACGCCACAGCCTTTTGCCTTGGGGCAACAAGATGTGATTCTCAAGGGACACCTGCTCACAGGTGGTGTTTCAGTGGGAGGCAATGCTGGAATGATTTTGCATTCCAATGGCCAAGCGGGCATGGAGTTTCGCTTTATGCAAGAGCGCAACGGAACCGTTGCGATCAAGCTCATGGACACACTTAACTGCGGTAGCTACACAGCGAGCAGTTACTACATGCTTGCCATCATGAATGGAGGCGATGTGCGGGGTTGGGGAAATGCCTCAGGTGGACGATTAGGCTGTGGTGCAGGTGACTACGCACGCGTTAAACCCGCAAGGGTTGCCTTTCCCCCGGGCAGCCCCCGAATCGTTTCCGTGAAATCCAATTGGGCCGACACTTTTTACATCGACGAAAACGGTGGTTTGTGGCATTCGGGACCCAACAGTGAGAACGCATCTGGCACCAATTCGCAAAACTTCATCCCTCGCAAACTCAATGGATTCGGCGACCTCGCAACAAGCACCCGCGTGGTCAAGGTCTTCACTGGTTATGACTATTACGGAAGTCAACACCAAGGTTGCATTGACAGCAATGGTTTGGTGTACATGTGGGGGTTGAACCAATACGGTTGTTGTGGATGGGGTGACACGAGCGGATCAATTTATCCAAAAGTGGTGCCGCTGAGTGTGCGCTATCCCATCAAAGACGCTTTTGTAAGTGGGGGCACATACACAGCCACCTATCTCATCGATATCTATGGCCGCTTGTGGACGGCAGGTCAAGGCGGAAGTTCAGGTCACAACTACGACCAACCCTTTCATGCCTTGTTCATGCCTTGGGGTGAAGATAAACCCGTCAAGACAATTCGCACTTCCGAGACTGATGCGCACTGGGTGGCGGGTGCGCAGTACTACCGTCGCTTTTGTGTTGTGCTCGAAAACGGCTCACTTTATATGTGGGGTGACGACAGTGGGCAGACCAACGGGGGATGGGGCACGGGCTACACAGGTGACATATGGACAGGTTCTTCACTGTTTCCCTATAAATGCTTGGATGGCGTACTGGATGCTTTCACCATCTCTGGCGGTTACTCTCGATCTGTCGCGTTGATGCAAGACGGCACAGTCAAAGCTACGGGCTACAGCGGTTACAACTTCAATGGCAAAAGTGCAGACACCACCACGTGGCAGACGATTGGTACGGGTTATCTGGAGGGTGTTGCTAAGTTGCGCTGCTATGGCGGGATGTATGGCGCGACTGCAATGGCTCTTCGCTCAGATGGGCGTGCTGTTGGATGGGGGTGCGGTGCCAATGGAGCGGTTGGCAATGGCTTGGGTGCGAGTGGCAATTTACCCAACAGCTTTGTGATGTTGGATCGAAAAATCGTTGATTTCTCCACCAGTGGTTACTGCAGTGCGGGAGATGACATCGTGATGGCGCACCATTTTTTAACCACCGATGGTCGTGTCTACACCACGGGTGCCGCTTCCAATTACATGAACGGCGACACATTGGGTAACGCTCGCAACACGCCGAGTCAAATCATTTTTTAAGGGGTATTGAAATGGGCACAGTCAGCCTCGGAAAAATCGCGTTCACCTATAAGGGCAGCTACGCAGGCGCAAGCACGTATTTTCGCCAGGATGTGGTGAGCTTCAATGGAGACAGCTATGTCTGTCTTGTGGACAACACAGTGGGGGTGGCTCCCCTGAATAATCCTACGAAGTGGCAACTGTTTGCTCAGGGTACCGCTGGTGTCACAAGCGCTGCCGGTGAATTGGTCTACAACAGCGGGGGCGCTTTGGCTGCACTTGCGCCCGGCGCTGCAGGTCAAGTCCTCACAATCGGTGCCAATGGGCTGCCAGTGTGGGGAACGCCCGATGTGCGCTCAGGCACCAAGTTCAAGCGCTTGTTAGAGAACGCCAGCACCAAGGTCAACAACCGGCCTTACCGCCGCTTTGGCGGCATCATGACCGATAACTCGGTGCGCATGTGGGGTAACAATGACAACTATGTCTTGGGCGATGGCAATACGTTTGCCAGACCCTACCCAGTTCGCGTGGCTTTTGGTCCTGGGTTTGCAGGTGCGGCCAAAGTCTATGTCGATTACAACTACTCAGGCTATTGCATTGATCTCAATGGCCAGTTGTGGAGTTGGGGCTATAACGGCTATGGCCAACTTGGTTTGAATGACACCACTGATCGACGCGTTCCTGTGAACGCGAGCCTGATTGCGAGCAGCTCAATTTTTGGCAAGACAGTCACTGAAGTGATCGTGGCTGGTGGTGTTGAGGGGTATTGCAGCGTCATGGTCTTATGCGCTGACGGCACGCTTCACAGCGCGGGCTACAACGGTTACGGGCAATTGGGGCTGGGCGACACGACGCAACGCAATCAGTTTGTGCAGGTGCCGGTTGTGAGTAATGTGGCCGCTGCCCGTTTGGGGCGTGAGCGTTATACCGCTGCCTATGCGGTGCAAGCTGATGGCAAGCTGTATTCATGGGGATACAACGGCGACGGCCAGCTTGGGGATGGCACCACGACGCAGGCCAATATTCCTGTGCAACGCACGGGTGGAACGCTTTCGGGCAAATCAATTAGTAACGTTTATTGCGGTCACACTGCTGCCTATGCATTGGATAACACTGGACGTTTACATGCCTGGGGGACCAACACCACTTATGGCAACCTAGGATGCGGTAACTTTGCAAACCAGTTCACGCCAGTACAAGTCGCAATTGGCGTTGCTGATGTCTATACCAACAGCTATGACTACCCCATGGTGCTTATCCGTAAAACAGACGGTACCTTGTGGGGTGCAGGGGCAGGAAATTATTCAGCCAATGGCAATGTGGCAGGCAACCATGCAGCAGACTTTGCGCAAATTCCGATTGGCAACACCGTCACCAAGGCAGCCATTGGCGGGACTGGCAGTTACAACTATTGCCTGGCCTTGCTGCAAAACGGCACTGTGTATGCGTGGGGCTACAACGGTAATGGTGCGTTGGGGGTTGGTGACAGCACTAATCGAACGACGCCTGTTTTAGTGCCGATTGCTTTGCGTAGCGTGCAAGACATCGCTGTATACGGCACAAGCTCAGAACAATGCTCGGCGTTTTTGTTTGACGATGGACAGCTTTGCGTGGCCGGTTATGGGGGCAGTTATGCCAATACCGACAACAATGGCAACTGGATCGGTACGCCTTATCCGGTCATTCTTTAATGCCCAACACCGCATTGTCAGAGGCCATTAAGGAGGCCTACGCCAGCGCCCCATCCGATCAGATCATCTTGCACACCTTGGAGTTGCGTCATCCTGCGTTCGTAGATGGCGCTGGGCAGACAGTAGCTATTCGCGTGGTGCGCGACACATGGGATTTATGGGCTCGGTTGGAATCGCAAGCGCCACTGCAAGCCAATGAGCGTGTGCAGTTCGTAGCCATGGGGTTTGAATTGGATCTGCCACCAGTCGACACCATGCCGGTGCCGGAAATCACCGTGACGCTAGATAACGTTTCGCGGGAGATCGTGCGCCACCTAGATGCGGCGGCCGAGTCGCAGTCGGTGATCGAAGTCACCTATCGGCCGTACCTGTCCACCGATTTGGAAGGGCCGCAGATGGATCCACCGATTCACCTGGTGCTGACGGAAGTGGAAGCCGACATCTTCCGAGTGACAGGGCGTGCGCGCATGCTGGATGTGGGCAACAAGGCCTTTCCCGGCATTAGCTACACCGCCAAGACCTTTCCGGGTCTGGCCCGCTGATAGGGAAGATTGGCAAAGTCGCCGCGCTTATCAGCGCGACCCGCGACTGCGTTTGAACGTGCGCAGGGTTTGCGCAGAAAACATCTGGTTGCGCCCCACCACGTGGCTGGGCACGAGTTTGCCCGATTGCACATAGCGGCGCAGCGTCGGCACGGACACTTCCAGATACTCGGCCGCTTCCCAGGCTGAGAACGGCTCCTGGTGTGTTTCGCCAAACACCTGGTCATGGGTGAAGTTGTCTTCCCGAAAAGCGTTGCTGGCCAACAAGGAAAAAAACCGAACCCGCTCGGTGGTCGGCATCCGCTTCATTTCGGTGTAGAGGTCCTCGGCAGTGAGCGCGTGGTTCATGGTGTTTCTCCCGTTTGCTTCTCGTGTCGCAAATACTGTTTCAGTTCGTCGTAGAAATTCTCGTGAACGCCGACTTGGTAGAAGTCGATGATCAAAAACTCCACCGGCGCGTTCTTGGCCGGTGGCCGGTAGGCCATCAGGTACTCCTGCCGGTTAAAGCGAAATTTGTGAACCCGGATACCAGCCAAGTCGCCCACCTTGAGCTCGCCAATCTCCGGCGCCTCGCACACCACCTCCACCTCATCTTCGATCGCCAGCCGTAAGGGCTTGTGCGCCTTCTTGACGTACTGGGCGAAGGGCCGTTTGAAGTTGGTTTGCATGCGTCGATATTAGTGAAATAGTGATTTCATGTCAAATCATATCCAAATAAACAAGGAATCGTCAGTGCATTGGGCGACCCACTACATCGGGCTGCCCTGGCACGCCGGTGCGCGTGGGCCAGATGCGTTTGATTGTTGGGGCCTGTTCCTCGCCATCCAGCGAAAGTACTTTCACAGAGTCCTACCTGAAATTCCCGTGGACGCTAACGACCTGCGCACCGTGATGATGACCTTTCGCGACCACCCCGAACGACAGCGATGGATGTCCGTTGTGAAACCTGCTGAAGGTGACGCTGTGTTGCTGCGCCAATCCCGCCACCCGGTGCATGTTGGCGTATGGCTTGCGGTCGATGGCGGTGGCGTGCTTCACGCGGTCAAAGACGCGGGCGTTGTGTTCCAGAAGTTGCCTGAACTATTGCTGCACGGCTGGCGGGTAGAAGGCTTTTACCAAATGGTGGAGAACCAGTGATTCACGCTGACCAAAGCGCTGTCGTCATGCTGCGCAACCCTTTTCAGCCCAGCCATCGTGAAGTGATGGTGACCCACCCCGGTCAGACTATTCGACAGTGGCTTTGCTCCCAGGGTATCACTGAGTTTGATCAGCCAACAGTCTGCATCAAGAATGGCGCTGCCGTGTTGCGTGGGGATTGGACTGTTACACCCATTGATGGTTTGGTGATCTTTATTGCCATGCCACAGGGTGGCGGCGGTGGTGGGGGTGGCAAGAATCCGCTGAACACCGTCCTGATGATTGCGGTGATGGTAGTGGCGACCGTCTATGGGGGGCCTTTGGGGGCAAGCCTTGGGTTCAGTGGAACCTTGGCCACCGCTGTTGGCTCGGCCGTCATCATGACAGCGGGCACAGCTTTGGTGAGCGCCTTGGTGCCCCTGCCCACACCGAACATGCCGTCTTTTTCAACTGGTGGTGGACTGTCCCAACCCTCGCCAACCTATAGCCTTCAAGGCCAAGGTAACTACGCACGCTTGGCCCAACCCATCCCAGTGATCTATGGCCGCCATCTGGTCTATCCGGACCTGGCCGCCACGCCTTATGGCGAATACCAGGGTAACGAGCAGTACTTGCACCAGTTGCACTGCATAGGCCTGGGTGATTACGACATCGAGCAGATTCGAATTGAGGATACCCCCTTAGTATCGTTTGAGGAAGTCAATTATCAGATCGTGTCACCCGGTAGCTCAGTCACTCTCTTCAACCCGGACGTAGTAACTGCCCCAGAGGTGGCTGGACAGGAACTGTTGTCTGGCTCTTGGACTGGGGGCTTTGCGATTAACCCAGCCGATAGCGAAGTAACGCACATCGGTATCGACGTTTTGTTACCGCGTGGTCTGTACTACGCAAACGACACCGGCGGCTTAGAAGTCCGAAGTGCAAACTGGAAGATAGAAGCCAGAGCGATTGATGCCAAAGGCGATTCAGTAGGTAGTTGGTTTACGCTTGGTAGCGAGAGTATTAGCGCTGCAACTACCACGCCGCAGAGACTGACTTTTAAATACCCAGTTAGCCCTGACCGTTATGAAGTGCGTGCCACACGCTTGGATAGCAAGGACACCAGCTCGCGCGTTGGGCATGAGGTGCGTTGGGGGGAGGCCCGTGGTTATCTGGCTGGTGGCGTTGCTTTCCCTGACAACGTCACGTTGCTTGCTATTCGCATGCGCGCCACCGACAACTTGTCACAACGCTCAAGCCGTCTAATCAACTGCATCGTCACTCGTAAGTTACCTGTGTGGTCAGCAAGCTCTGGATGGTCATCAGCTTTGCCCACGCGCTCGATTGCCTGGGCGTACGCTGACATCCTGCGCGCGAGCTACGGTGCCAAACTCACCGATGAACGAATCGATTTGGCTGCCTTGGCGCAGCTCGATCAGGTCTGGACCAGTCGGGGGGATAAGTTCGACGGCGTATTTGACCAACAGGTCACTGTCTGGGAAGCGCTGACCCGTGCAGCACGCTGTGGTCGAGCGGTGCCTTTCCTACAAGGTGGCATCGTACGACTTGTACGCGATGAGTCTCGAACCTTGCCGGTGGCGCTTTTCAGTACGCGTAACATCGTTAAGAACAGCCTCAAGATCCAGTACGTGATGCCGGGTGAGGAGACTGCAGACGCGGTGACGGTGGAGTTCTTCAGTAGTCGCACCTGGAAACCCGATGAGGTCACTGTGAGCCTTCCAGGCTCCAGCGGCACCAATCCGGCAAAGTTGCGGCTTTTTGGTTGCACCACCGAAGCCCATGCGGTCCGCGAGGGTTTGTATCTGGCGGCAGCCAATCGCTACCGCAGACGCATCATCACCTTGCGCACCGAGCTCGAAGGTCTGATTCCTACCTATGGAGACCTGATCGCCATTGCCCACGATATGCCGAGTTGGGGGACGGGCGGTGAAATCGTAGATTGGGATCCCGACAGCCTAATCGCCACGCTGTCTGAGCCAGTCGGTTTTATTGATGAACAGTCACATGTGATGGCATTGCGCCGTCGTGACGGCGGGGTCAGCGGCCCTCACGCGGTGACGCTGGGCGGTGATGCTCAGCAGGTGGTATTTGCCGAGCTACCTCAAATCCCTATTGAAACGGGCCTCTCGGCTGAGCGTACCCATTTCGCGTTTGGCATCGCCGAGCAGTGGAGCCTAATGGCTCGGGTAATCGCCGTTCGTCCACGTGGCGAGCAAGTGGAAATTACTTGCGTGGCCGAACACCCGGCGGTGCATACCGCCGATTCGTTGCCAAGTGCCTGATCAATTTCGATTCGTACTTCACTCAATCGATTCGTTTTTAGCTTCCCTCGGCGGGCTAGCTATGCCAGTTATTTTTTAATTTTTTGGAGACCACATATGACAGAAGCCATCAGTACCGATGAGCCAGAAATGCTCGCATTCAGAAAAGATGATTTTGATGACTTACTCAACTGCGCTGCCGAGCGAGGTGCAGAGCGCGTGCTCGCACGCCTTGGTTTAGAGAACGGACATGCAGCCCGCGACATTGGCGAGCTTCGCGAACTCTTAGAAGCGTGGCGCGATGCCAGGCGAACTGCCTGGCGCACAACCGTAAAAGTGGTGACTACTGCAATATTGGCAATGCTGCTGGTTGGCGCTGCGATCAAGCTGAAAATTATGGGGGGCCCGCAATGATCGAAACATTATTGGGTGGACTTTTAGGTGGCGCGTTTCGCCTAGCACCAGAAATTTTGAAGTGGCTTGATCGCAAGGGAGAGCGCGGCCATGAGCTAGCGATGCAGGACAAGGCGATTGAGTTCGAAAAGCTTCGCGGCGCCCAGCGCATGTCGGAAATTGGCGCCGCAGCCGATCTCGCATGGAGCACTGGTGCTCTGGATGCACTCAAGGAGTCCGTTCACGCCCAAGGCCAGCGCTCAGGCGTCCGTTGGGCTGACGCTCTCTCTATTAGCGTGCGCCCGGTGATTACCTATTGGTTCATGGCGCTTTACTGCGCCGCAAAGACAGCAGCCTTTGTCGGCGCCTTAAATGCTGGCGCTGGATGGGGCGAAGCCATTTTGCATGCGTGGACCGAAGCTGATCAGGCGCTTTGGGCTGGCGTTCTCAATTTCTGGTTCTTGGGCCGCGTGTTTGACAAGGTCCGAGCGTGATTGCGGTACCACAAGCAGCAATCGACTTAGCCAAGAGGTTCGAAGGATTCGAGCGCAGGGTGAGGCGCGGAATCGAGATCACAGCCGTGCCCTACGTCTGCCCAGCCGGCTACTGGACGATTGGCTACGGCCATCTCTGCGAGCCGACACATCCGCCGATCACTGAGGCCGAAGGCGAGGTTTATCTGGCGCACGACCTGCAAACCGCGCTGGCCGCGACGCTTCGCTACTGCCCGACGCTGGCCACGGAACCCGAGGAACGACTTTCGGCCATCGTCGACTTCACTTTCAACCTCGGCGCCGGGCGGCTGCAGACATCGACGCTGCGGCGACGGGTCAACCAGCGGGACTGGCTGGCAGCAGCCACCGAATTGCGGCGCTGGGTCTACGGCGGCGGCAAAGTGCTGCCCGGGCTTGTCGCCCGCCGCGAGGCTGAGGGGCATCTTCTGTCTGCCTGACGCACCTCTATCCCTACGTCCAAACCTCGTCCAAATTCTTAGCCGCGAGCAGCTTCTCTCGCAGCGCGTAGCGGGACGACTGCATATTGACCTCGCTGTTCTCCGGGCGCGGGATCGGGACAATCGCAGTCGCAGGCCCTTTAAACTTGATCATGAACTTCCCGGTGTCGTTGTAAGGCAGGATGGCCTCTACCTCGGCAATGTGGGTGATTGCCGCGACGGGAGCAACCTGATAGGCAGCGATGAACTTCAGCTTCGAGATGTGCTTTGCATTTATACGAACAGAAAACCAGCAGTTCTCATTTAGGAAGCGCTGCTTAAATCCTTCTTCACGTGCGGGCACAACTATGGTGTCGAACTTGTCGTTATCCGAGCCAATGGGTTGCACTTGATCGGTTGGATCCTCCTGTTTTAATGGCGTGAAAGCGTTGATACTGAGCATCGGCAAAATTAGTAGCATGTCGGCCAAAAAAGCCTGCGCAGTAGCCTTCGCCGCTGGGCTCATAGTGGGCTCGGTAGGATTATTCTTGTTTAAGAGTATGGCGCGATCGTGCTTCTTTGCCAGAGCAACAAGTGACGACTCAAGGTATTGAACTTCGGTCTTTCCTATCTTGTGATTGCGGTCGAAGAAGTAAACTCCCCACACCCAACCTTCCTTGGTAGTTGCGTGAGTCTTCAGGCGATCACCAACTGGATCAGCTTCACCTATGTAGATAGTTTCTTCAGCGGCGTTCCCCACCAATATATAAATTCCCGCCTGGTTAAAGCCGGGTTCTTGCTTCAAGGACTTGGAAGAGTCTTTCGTAAAAACGACACCACAGCCAGACCAATTTGACTTGTCAACGTGCCTGATACCTTCTGGTTCACCAGTTGTGGCAAAGAGGGTTATTGAAAATGGATGCATATATTTCCTGAAAAATTTTGAGCTGAATTAGGTTTGGCTGCCCTACTATCTTGGCGATAGAACCTTAGCTTTTGCACTATGAAAATGAGAAGTGATGGTGTCCAAAAGGTTTTGAAACCTAATTTCATGAATTCCTGACGCAGGCTGTATAGAGAAAATCTCAAATCTTGCCACCCACGCCTTTAAATTTCTCCACAAAAGCCGCCAATTTTTGAAACACACCCTGCTTTTTGGTTAGGTACTGTGGATTCAAAGGACTCATCTTGGGCAAGACGGCATTAAGCTCCGTGCCACTGTCACTGGCGTACTCACGCTTGAGTGATGCTTGGATATAGCGTTTGGCGGCTTCTGCATTAAGGCTCTCGGAGTTGATCAATTCCTGGGCTTCACGTTGCTGCTCAGCTTGCGCAAAGGAAAAGAAAGCCTCAATCACGCTAGCCTTGTCGCCGATCTGGTCCAGGTCTGTTTTGTTAATGAAGTCAACCAGTAAATCTTCTTTAGCGCGATTGCCAAGACTGGCGCGAATGACGCGTCGAACTTCATCCACCAGTTCTGATTTGCTCTTGGTTTTCTTGTTGTGGTCGAAGATCAATTCGAGGATGTAGTCCAAATTGATTTCCTGCGACTTGAGTAAGTCAACCTCAAAGACTACGTCATCCCAGTCGATGGTTGACTTGTCTTTTTCGCCAGAGGTCTTTTCTCGACGCTGCCAGTCGCGTACATCGTTATAAGTTGATCGGTAATCCTGTATTCTTCTCTCGGCGGGAAGCGTGATGGAGCCCAAGGCAGTCATGTCGTCATCGGTCAAATAGTGTTTTGCCTTGAACGCATCAACCGCTGCCGGGTCATTTATGTCAACGTTTTGTAGCTCCTTCAAGCTGGCATACTCATCGTAGTTTTGAAGAATGTTTTCGATCCGCAAATATTCACCGAAGAGTTTGGCAAAAGCCTTTTTGTCAGCTTCTTTCTCAATGGCAGAAGGGTCAGGGAAGCGTGTTTCAAGCTCTTTGACCACTTCCATAAAACCTCGCCTCGCCTCGCC